CAGACCATGTTCGACACTATGTTTACGTACTTGGATGCTGTGTTTATCAAGCCACCAAACGAAACTGCCGCACAGGAAAAGAAAAGGTTAGAAGTTAGAAGGGTGGCTAGGAACCAGATGATAGGATTCCACGGCACGGCTGTGTTATTTGCAGGAATCCGTGGTATACCTATATATGGTGCAGTGTCCTTACTATATAACATCATTGCAGACGATGACGACGAGGATTTTGATACCATCGTGCGTAAGTACATTAGCGAAGGATACTTCAAAGGGCCGCTTGTTGAAGCGTCTGGTGTAGACTTCTCAAATCGTGTTAGGTTGAGTGGGCTTCTTATACAGGAGAACAGATACAACACCGATCCTTCTCCAGAAGAGTTCCTTGGGTTTCACTTCGGTGGCCCTGCTTGGAGTACGGGTAAGCGTTTGTATCGTGCAGGTAAAGACTTAAACGAAGGTGAAATAGAACGAGGGTTAGAGAGTTTAGCCCCGGCAGGTTTGACTAATGCATGGAGAAACTCGTTAGGACGTTACGCTAGAGAAGGAGAGATAGCCAGCAGACGCGGAGATGTCATACAAGATGACCTGTCATTTGGGCAGTTAGCTTCGGGCTTCGTAGGGTTTCCTCCTGCCGAATACACGTTTAAACAAGAACAGAACATGATAGAGAAGAAGATAGATAGGACAGTTAACGATAACCGAACTAAGATCTTGAGGAAGTACTATACTGCTCAGAGGACGGGAGATGTTTCGCGTATAGACGATGCTATAAAAGAGATGACTAAGTTTAACAAGAAACACCCTGTAGCGGCTTTGACTGCTAAAGAAATAAATCGTTCTATGAAAGCGCATATAAAGAGTAGCAACAACATGCACAACGGAGTGACTATCAGTCCACTTATGAAGTTAGCTATAGAACGTAGTCGATTAGATTACACGCAGGGGTTTGGAGACTTATACTAAAAAAACTCCCTGCCGCCTCGGAAACGAACAGGGAGAAAGAGAAACCTTCTAAAGGGTACGCCAGATACGTACTCCTAGTTTGCCATCTTGTATTATAACACGACTTTTTAACGTCCATTTTTTTACGGTAAATATAGCTGTACACTGTGTAACAGCTTTACGTGTGTTAATACATGCTATAAACACCGAAGCACCTATAACCATGTTGTCCCAGTTTATAATTATCTTAACCCCATCAGGGTCAATGTCATCTATTTTAAGCATCTTCGTCTATAGATAAAGCCGATTTGCTACAGTCTATGGCTAGTACGCGAGAGGGACTTAGCACCGTAGTTGTACCTTTGGTCAACATCTTTGTTTTATCTTTAGCCCCCATGTGTTTGATCAAGTCTGCTCTAGTAGAACTGTAATTTAAATCCTGTACACCACACCAAGCTCTTAATGGTTTAGGTAGCAAGTACAACATCTTTATATCTGTCTCGTACCTACCTACTAGACTCGTCCTAGGATCAAGCTCTGGTATTATTAACTCGTCTAGCCCGTTGTCTTGGGACTTTCTAAGATCGTCGGTGCTACGTATCTTCAGTATTCTGCCCCAGTTCTCATGCATGTAGTTATTAAGAGTTTCTTGTATAGAAGAACTCATATCGGTAACAGCACGTTTGTTCTCCCCTAGAAGTTTTAGAGTGAACTTCATTAGCTTCTTGTTGTCATAAGGTAACAGGCCAAGACGATAAGCAATAATAGCTCCTGTCAGTGTGCAAGATACACCTGCCGACCAAAACCTGTTTTCTGCTTTCAGTCCTGCTTCCCTATCCACAGCTTTCTGTACCTTATCTAGTAGTGCCGCCACTGCGTCTATATTATTTATAAGGTACTGTATGTATATAGGCCCAGCGTGACCGTATAAGTTTTCTGCGTTATATGCGTGAACATCGGTCAAATGTTTAGTCGCTGACTCGTCAAATAGCTTTACAGCCTTAACCTCCATCATGCGCTGTGCCTCTGCTTTCGGCATAGCTTTAGCCAGACTAACCTTCTCTATCATGCTAGTGTTGCCAGTTGAGACAGATATTAGACTCCAAGGATTGCCCCTAGCACGTTCTACATTACCACCACCTGCCATACGGTTACGCTGCCTACCGCCAGACAACTGGTAGATAATATCTGATAGGTCGGCAGGTTTGGCGTTAGTCATCTCGTCAATATACAAAGGCAAGTTCTGGTACACCTCCCCTCGTAACATCCTACTGTTCTGGGTGTCTGTTCTATCTATGACTAACTCTCTTGGTTTACCCCACACCGAAGACGCTACGTACATAGCAGTTGTCTTACCTAACCCAGTATCACTACTGTGCAAGTGTAGGCCAGAGCAAGCGATGGGTGATAGAGCCATCAGAGGAGAGCCAAAGCTAGTAGCTACAATATATTGATGTAGTTCAAAGCCGTCACGGTTGTAGAAGCCAACCATGTCCTTCCACTCATCCAACGTACCTTTAGGAGTAAAGGCGTGAAATAGATCCTTTGTGGCGGAAGACGGAGGGTTTGACTCTGTTTTATCACCAAAATATTCTTTGTCACCCAACACAAAAGACTCATGGTCTTCACTTGTCCAACCAAACTGCCTACGTGCTTGTACTGTAGCAGTGGTAGCCTGTAACTCGTTTACCCACTTTGTGGTGTAGTTCATAATGTCGTCCATCCTAGTAACAGCCACGCCGTTGTGCGCCATATGCTTACGAAACTCCTCCTTAGATGTTACAGCGGTTAGGGGTATGGTGAACTCCCGTACTCCATCTATAGGCAGGTGAAGACGCATAACTATACCCTCACCCGTTTCGATGTCTTGTATACGTTTAACCACGTATAAGTCGTTATGGTATACAGGCTTCTCATCTACCTCCCCGTCATCTGTCTTGGTACGTAGATACACCCCACCGTTTACCCCACGGAAGTAAGGTTTAGGGTAAGACGGTATAATATAAGTAGCACTCTCCCCCAGTTCATCTTCTACATCTACCACGTTATCTTCCGCTTCTGCTTCCTTGACACGTTGTCCTAAGACTATAGGTGACCCAATCTTTTTCCAGTGTTTGCAGTCAGTACACACGTCAGGATTATTGTCGTTAAATGTCTCACACCTATGAACGTGTTTGGTTGTATCGTACTTGCTGTCTGTCTCTTCAGGATCGTAGTTATCGTAACCTTTAGATATTTTATGTGCGCCCTCCCTACCACCGTCCACGCAGTGTTTGATGATAGATACTGCGTCAAACCATAACGGTTCACTCACTTCGTTGGGGTTCTTCAGTATGTGCGCTATCTGAGCGCACCCCTCCCCCTTACTAGTTTTGACAATAATGTCTTTAAAATAGTTTTCTTTGTTACTGTGAAGTCCCTGCACTACCGCGCCGAATTCTTGTATAACCTTTTCGGGAACTGGTATCGGGTCGTCGCCAAGCAGTTCTGAGAAAACGTCGAAGTCAACCCACTCTTGACTGGGAGTGCCAAAATACCGTACTTCACTGGGAGGACTAGTCTTATGATTATGCGTGGTAGGTATGCGTAATATCCTAGCCGCATCTGACGTTACTGTGTGATCACACTGTAATCCGTGAATCTTGGTCATAGCTTTAAATCTAGAAGCTACCGGAAACCAATCATCGTATACGACAGGTTCAGCCAACTGCCAATGCACATGCACCCCACGACCTGAGTTAACAAGTATAGGTCTGGGTAACTTGAGAGTCTTGCAGAACGCTTGGAGTGCAACAATAGCGTCTTCTTGTGTGGTGTAGTCTTTGCCATCCCCACAGTCTATATCAAGAAAGAATGACTTTAACTTAGATACATTCTTAACCTTGCGTGTAGTGTTGTCTATAAAACTTGCTAGGGCAAAATAGCAGTCGTATCCTTCTGTATCTAGTCGGGTAGCCTCGTCAATTAATTCCCCCACATCTGAATAAAACTTCTGTGGTTTATGACCAGTCTTCTTGTTTTGCGCCCAAATACAGTAAAATCCATCGACAGCTAAAGACCCCTGCAAAAATGATTTTGTGTTCATATTCGCATCCGAGATAAAAGGTAGCAGGGGCGCAGGTACGCACCCTTTTCGGCATATAAATCCTAGCTACAGGTTACTTATAAGGAGGGTTCAACCGTCCCAGTCGTCAACAATAGATGCTAACTCTTTGTCTTCTTCTTTTGGTGCTACGGACTTCTTCTTAGCAGTTTTCTTTGGCTGCTTTATAGGAGCTTCTTCTGATGTGTCATCACCGAAGATATCATCGTCCACTTCAACACTAGCACTGGGGGCTTCTACTGTAGGAGCTACTTCAGTAAAGGGGTTACTACTATCATGTTCAAACCCATCTACTGCGGAGAAAGGTGAAGCGGCTTCCATAGGTACGTACTTGATAACCTGTACCGCCCGTAAGCGTATGGACACACCTGCCTCTGCCATCTTATAGGGATAGAACGTAACAGCTACGTTACCTATACTTCCTGTAGTGAGTTTGAAGTCTTCTGGTAACTCCTTACTCTTAGCATCGAACTGCTTGGGTGGTTCGGTAGCGTCTTTACCATACGCCGCCTTTAACACAGCCTTACCAACAAACGTGCCTTCGTCTTCTTTCTCAAAAGGATTAGGTAGTTTATCGGGCCAGCCTTTTTCTTTAGCACCTTGGTATGCCGTAGCCATATGACCATACAGAGTCTTGGCTTGTTCGCTAGTCATACGAAATTTAGTTTCGTACTTCGCTCCATCATCAAACGGGTCGCAGGGTACACTCTTACCTTTCTCACCTGCTGACGAGTCGAAACGATAAGGTTGGTTGATACGAGGGTACAGTATTTCTACATTCGGGATTATATAACTCATGCTATCTTCCTTTACTAGTTTGCGTTTAATTCAAAACCGTCTACTACTGCGAAGGGTGACTTTGGTTCCGCAGACACATCTAGACGTATTGCCTTGAGTGTGTCGGGGTGATCTTTTAAATCTTGAACCGTAGATACTTCTTCGTTACTCAGTGATCGTATAGGTTTAAAATAAAGTTTAGGGATCGGACTTTGTTCATCAAAATACACTCGCGTAACTAAACGAGTTGCTACAGCACCTCTGCTAGACAAGAACTTAA